GCTGCGCACCGGGCAGGCGCAGCCTGCGCCAGCGGTACAATCGGCACCCGTAGCGGCTGCACAGCCGCCGGCGCCAGAAGCAAAGAAGAGGCGGATCACCCGCAAGAGGTAAGTCATGGCAGGACTCAACAGGTTCCAGACGGCCGGCGAGATCATCAACCGCGCGGCCGTGCTCGTCGGGCTAAGCCCGGTCGTGGATCCCTTTGCGAGTCCAGACCCGGCGTTTCAGCAGCTGACCTACCTGCTGAACGAGTGCGGGCAGGAGATGGTCGGCGACAATCACTGGCAGAAGCTCGTGCGCCGGGAAGAGTTCACGACTCAACCCGGCGACACGGGTATCTATGATCTGCCTGCCGACTTCTCCTACATGATCGACCAGACCGGCTGGCAGCAGGGCGAGCCGGGTGCGGCCTACCCGCTGCTGGGGCCGGCGACGGCACAGATCTGGTCCTACCTCCTCGCGTCGCAACTCTACACCGTCACGATCTACGCGTGGTTCCGGGAGCTGGACGGGAAGCTGCAGCTGTGGCCGCAGCCGCCGCCCGTCGGGATCCCGATCGCCTACGAGTACGTCAGTCGGGCATGGGCCACCGAGGGCAACTCTGATCCGCTGAATCCGACGCCGACCGACAACTGCTCGAGCAGCTCCGATATGGTGCTCTACGAGCCGGTGCTGATGGTGAAGAAGCTCAAGCTCGCGTTCCTGCAGGCGAAGGGCTTCGACACCGTCAAGGCGCAGGATGAGTACAACAAGGCGCTCGACCAGTGGATCGCAAAGAACAAGCCCGCCCCGGTGCTCTCGCTCAACTCAGGGCACGGGTACGGGTTCCGGTTCCTGAACGCTTACACGAACGTGCCGGAGACTGGCTTTGGCAATTAGCCTGCGAAAATATCAGGAGCTGCAGCAGGGTCGTCAGCGCGGACAACCGCAGCTGACGAGCGGCGTGTTCCTGCCGGCCGCGCAGGGCGGCATCAACAACCTGCAGGGGATCGTGAACACACCCCCTGAGGATGCCCTGTTCCTGTTCAACATGTACCCGAAAGAGTTCGGCACGGCCGTGCGTAACGGCACCAAAGAGTGGTGTGAACCCGTGCCGCTGGGTGATGGCGTCAAGACCATTATCCCGTTCAACGCGGCCGAGTGCGAGTGCGAGATCGACAAGCTGTTCGCCGTGACCAACGACGGGATCTACGACATCAGCACCGAGGGCGGGGCGCCGGCAAAGGTCTACGACTGGCCGGCAAAGACGACCCGCGCAGGCTGGTGCTCGTGGCACTACTACACCACCATCGCGGGATCCTTTCTGCTGGTCTGCGATCTGGAAAACGGCTACGTGGTCTACGACGAGACCGCCGATACGTGGGCACCCGGGGCGGTCACAGGGCCGGATCCGGGCGTGACGCTGGACTTCGTCATGGTCTGGAAGAACCGTGTCTGGCTGGTGGAGCAGTCCAGCGGCCGCGCGTGGTACCTGCCGGTCGGCCAGCTCACGGGCGACGCCACCGCCTTCACCTTCGGCAACAAGTTCAAGTACGGAGGTTACCTGAAGGGTCTCTACAACTGGACGGTTGACGGCGGCGAGGGCGTCGATGATTACCTCGTGGCGGTCAGCGAGGCCGGCGATCGGTCGTCTATAAAGGCAACGACCCGGCGACCGCCGGTGACTTCCGGCAGCAGGGCTACTGGTGGATCGGTCAAGTGCCACGTAACCGGCGGATCGCGTCTTCCTTCGGCGGCGACCTGCTGCTGTTGTCCAGCTACGGTCTGATCCAGATGTCCAAGCTCATCGCGGGCCTGCCTGTGACCGACGAGCAGGTGTCGATGTCCTACAAGATCAACCCGCGCATCAACAACACGATGGCAGAGACGATCAACGAGTTCGGCTGGGAGGTAAAGGTCCACCCGCGCGAGCAGCTGATCTTCGTGTCAACGCCGCCGATCCTAGGCCAGCGCCCGATGCAGTTCGTCTACAGCGGGACCACGCGCAGCTGGGCGCAGTTCCTCGACATCGACTACATGACGGGAGAGTCGTTCGACGGCAGGTTCTTCATCGGCACCCGGGACAACCGGGTCTTCGAATACACGGGCCATGTTGACAACGTGCTCCTCGCGGACGGGGGCGCGAGTGCCGAGCCGATCGACTGGGAGATGCAGTCCTCGTTCCAGAACTTCGGCGAGCCGGCAAAGTTCAAGCGGGTGCATTTTTTGCGGCCGATATTCGTCTCCAACGCCACGCCGGCGTATTTCATCCGCGCGGCGTACGACTTCGACCTCACGGGTATCTCGGCGGCGCCCCCGGTCAACGACTCAGGTGCCGCGATCTGGGACGCGGCCCTGTGGGATGTCAGTTCGTGGGCAGGCCCGCAGCAGGCCGTTCAGCCACCCACCGGTGGCGTGGGGATGGGGCGCTACGTGTCGGTTATCCTGCGCGGGCGTACCACGGCCGACACGGTCCACCTCGGCACGGATCTCATGATGGACGTGGGGGGCATGCTGTGAAGTACCGCGCGGCCACCCGTCACGACATCGCGTGGTTCTGCCACTACGTGACCTACTCCCCGACGCCCGAGTTCGGCGGCATCGTGGCGCATGATGAGAAGCGCGGCGTGCAGGCGATGGACGGGTTCGACTTCTGGACCCCGCTCTCCGTGCATGCCCACATCGCCGTGCTGAACCCGCACGCGTTGCGAGGGCTGTGGCGGGAGGTGCAGAAATATCTGACGCAGCACGGACGCCGGCTTATTATTGGCATGACGCCGTCACACCTGCCGCGTGCGCTGCGGCTGATCAAGGGGCTGGGCTTCGAAGAGGTCTACCGCATCAGGCAGGGCTGGAACGAAGACAGCGACATCGTTATTACGGAGTACCGGATTCATGGCAAGCATGACCAAATCGCCGCCTAGCTACTACTCTCAGGGCGGCGGACCCAACAAGCTGATGCGCGAGCCGTCAGGTCCGCCGGTACCCCGTAACTACGGCAACAACGCCCAGATTAACCGGGCGATCGACAGCCGCCGGGCGGCACCGGCCTTGTATGCGCCGCCACCGGGGCGCACCCCGCTGGGTGGTATCGGCACCATGAACCAGCCGCCTGCGGGCGGTCCCGGGCTGCAGGCGCCGCCACCCGGCGGCCCGGCTGGCTGGCTGCAGCAGCGCGCGCAGGCCGCGGCGCTGCGCCGGGATCCGCGGATGGGCGGCAAGATGACCCGCTTCGGGAGGATGCGCCGTGAGTAAGAGCACACCAAAGGCCCCTGACTACGCGGCCGCCGCGGAGGCGCAGGGCCAGTCAAGCCGCGAGAACATCGAGCAGCAGACGTGGGCTAACCGGCCGACGCAGAATACGCCGTTCGGTCAGCAGACGTGGGAGAGCACCCCGACGTGGGATCCGGTCACCGGGCAGTACCTGAACCGGTGGACGCAGAACACGACCCTGAACCCGGAATCCCAGCGAGCGCTCGACGCGCAGCTGGATCTGACCACCGGGCGCTCCGAGCTGGGCGCCGGGATGATGGACCGCGCCCGGAATGAGTTCGGGCAGGAGGTAGACTGGAGCAGGTTCCAGCAGGGCGGTCAGGCCGTGCAGGCGCCCGGGCAGGTCAACGCCGGGCCGATCACGGGCGCGGAGGCCCTGCCGCAGAACCAGTATTCACCGGAGCAGATCCAGCGCAGCGTGGAGACCGAAGGCCCTGAGCTGGATCCGGCGCAGCGGTACTACAGTCAGGCGGGCGACGCGATCTACAATCAGTGGGCCGATCGGGCGCTGCCGCAGCAGGAGCGCGACACCGACCGTCTGCGGACGCAGCTCTACAACATGGGCTTCAAGGAGGGCGACGCGGGCTACGACGTCGAGCTGGAGAAGCTCAGGCAGGCGCAGGGTGACGCCCAGCGGCAGGCCCAGTATCAGGCGACGATCGGTGCCGGTACCGAGGCCCAGCGCATGCTCGGGATGGACGCCGCGACCCGCGCGCAGCTGTTCGGTGAGAACGTGCAGCAGGGTCAGTTCGGCAATCAGGCATCGGGGCAGGCTCTGGCTCAGCAGCTCGCGCTGGGCGGGCAGCAGTTTCAGGAGGCGCTGGCCGGCGCAAACCTCGGCAATCAGGCCCAGCAGCAGCGCTACGGTCAGCAGGCCCAGCAGCAGCAGCAGCAGTTCGGTAACCAGCTGACGGCCAGCCAGTACCAGAACCAGCTGCGCCAGCAGCAGATCGCCGAGGAGATGCAGAGGCGCGGGTGGTCCCTGAACGAGATCAACGCGCTGATCAGCGGTCAGCAGGTCGGGATGCCGCAGATGCCCAGCTTCAACCCGGCGCAGGCGGCCCAGCCGACGCAGTATCTGGGCGCCGCACAGGCGCAGGGGCAGGCGGACCTCGATGCGTACAACGCGCAACAGGGCGGCCTGTCTGGCATGCTGGGCGGGCTGGGAGGTCTGGGCATGGCCGCCGGCATGATGGGCTTTAACCCGTTCGGGGGAGGTTAGTGATGGAAGACGGATTCGCAGGCATGGCCGGCATGAGTGAGCTGGACATGGACCCTGAGATGATGAAGTTCCTGCTGGAGGCCTACGGTGACCAGCTGCAGTCCGGGGAGGTCGATGACAAGATCGCTCAGGCGCGGGCGCTGCGGGGTTACGGCATGAACCAGCCGTCGGGCCGTCAGGCCGGGCGCGTCTACGTGGCGCAGAACCCGCTCGAGACGCTCGCCAGCACCATGATCGGCCTGAAGGGTATCGGCGACGAGCGCAGCCAGATGGCCGAGCGCGAGCGCCTGAACCGGGCGCAGGGGCAGCGCGTGTCCAGCTACGCTCAGAATCTGTTCGGTAAACCGAAGGGACCGTTCGACTACGACCTCCCCGAGGACTACGTCAGCAAGCCGGGGTACTGATCATGGCTTTCTCCGTTGAAGACATCCTGCTCGGTGACACGGGCCAGCCGACGACGCCAGAGAAGGCGGCGGCGATGGCGGGTGCCTTGAAGCGGCAGAAGAACTACGGGCTGCTCGGGCAGATGATGAACCTGCAGCCGACGGTCAACGTCGGCCGGGCGCTGACCGATCAGGCACAGACCGGGCTGAAGACCGCCGTGGCGCAGCAGCAGGCGAACCGCCAGCGGGCATCGCAGGCGGCGCAGCGGGCGGCTGACATGGAGTGGAAGCGGGACCGCACCCGGATCGAGGACCAGCGCTACGCGCAGGATCTCGCCATACGCAACGAGCAGCTGGCGCTGCAGCGCGCTGCTGCCGAGCAGGCCGCTGCCGCCAAGGAGCAGGAGCGGCTGGCGAAGGCCGAGAAGGCCCGCCGAGATCAGCTCGCGGCCGGGCAGACTGCGCAGAAGCCGGTCTCCAACGCGCTGGAGGCACTGAAGAACATCGACGCGCTGATCAACCACCCATCCCGCCTGATGGCGACAGGTAAGAGTGAGTTCATGCAGCAGGTGCCGTATACCGGCGCCCGCGACTATAACTCGCGGCTGGATCAGATCACGGGCGCGGCATTCCTGCAGGCCTTCGAGACGCTCAAGGGTGGCGGCCAGATCACCGAGATCGAGGGTAAGAAGGCCACGCAGGCGATCACCCGGCTGACCACGCCGGGGTTGTCTGAGCAGGACCACCTTGACGCGCTGCAGGATCTGCGCTCGGTGGTCGCCAACGGCCTGCGCAAGGCGCAGGAACAGCAGATGATGCTCAACGCCCCGGTGCCCGGTAGCCAGCAGCCGCCGCCACTCCTGCAACGGCCACCGGAGCAGGATATGGTGCCGCAGCCGCAGGGGCCGCGGGATTTTAATGCCGAGTACGGCATAGGGGGTCGGTGATGGGCCTGCTCGAGGAATACCAGCGGGCGCTCGGGGAGGCGGCCCAGAAGGGCGACACCGAGGCATACAACTACTTCAAGCAGAAGGTGGCCTTCCACGAGGCGAACCGCCCGGAGCCG